CCGTACCCAGATGCTTGATGCGTCTGGCGCAGCGATCATCTTCTGTGGCGTTGTAACCGCAGACGTAACGCTGGATGCTTCTGGGGCTGGAAACCTTGTTGTAGCTGGCGCTGCAATCTACGAAGCTAACGGCCAGTACAACACCGTTGCCTCGGCTCCGGTAAGCGGTGACGTTGTGACCCTGCTGGGTTCTAACGCGACCGTTTACCAGCCTGCGATGTTCTATCACAAGCAGGCATTCGGTCTTGGCACTGTTAAGCTGCCGAAGCTGTACATGACTGACACGATTGCCACCACCGAAGACGGTATGAGCATTCGCATCACGAAGTACAGCGACGGTGATGCCAACACGCAGAAGATTCGTTTTGACCTTCTGCCTGCCTACGCCACCTTCAACCCGTTCTTCGCGGGCCAGGGTTTCGGCGTATAAACCGGAGAGGGGAGGGCGTTGCTCTCCCCTTTTTTCTATGGCGAAAGATTCTCGACTTACTCGTGCTGGCGTTTCTGGCTACAACAAACCGAAACGTACACCTAGCCATCCGACGAAATCTCACGTTGTGGTGGCAAAGTCTGGTGACGAGATCAAGACTATTCGATTCGGTCAGCAAGGTGTTTCCGGCAGCCCGAAGAAAAAGGGTGAGTCGGAATCCTATCGAAACAGGCGCGAATCATTTAAGGCGCGTCATGCGCAAAACATCGCCAAAGGCAAAATGTCTGCGGCTTACTGGGCGGACAAAGTTAAGTGGTAGAGATTTTCATTAAGCCAAGCGGCGCGGAAGTTATGGTGAATTCAAACTCACGGGACGCTGCAATTTCGCTTGGATGGATTCCGAAAGATCAGATTCCTGTTGTTGTTGATCAGGTAGACAATGTGGTTCCAATCCCCAAGCGAAGGGGTAGGCCACCCAAAGTCAAAGAGGCTTGAGATGAAAGGCTTGTACGCAAACATTCACGCGAAGCGCGAAAGAATCAAAGAGGGTTCTGGTGAAAGGATGCGCAAGCCAGGCGCAAAAGGCGCACCATCCGCAAAGGCTTTCAAGCAAGCAGCCAAGACCGTTAAAAAGCCGAGGTTTGAATAATGGCTACGGTTGCGCAGGTCGCAAAGGCGTCTCTGCAAAGAATTCTTGTTCAGGCTTCCGAAGCGCCTCTCGAAGCTGACGAATATCAAGACTTCATCTTTGCGATGAACAACTACATGACCGCTCTGGATGCGGCAGGCGTTCATCTTGGATATACGATAGTTTCAAATCTTGCCGACACCGTGACAGTGCCGACCGGCGCTTTGCGTGGGTTGATTTCAAACCTGGCAATTGAGGTGGCACCGGATTACGGTGGCGTCGTTTCTGATGCGCTAGTCCTTCAGGCTCGAGAAGGTTTACAGGCCATGAGGATGCTTGGTCAAACTATCGGCGCGACGAGAAAGCCGTCAACCCTTCCGATTGGCTCTGGCAACTCCGACGCAGGCTATGGTTGGACGTGGAATTTCTATCCTGAAAGCGAGGAGTCGATCCTTGCCGAAACGATTGGCACAATAGCACTAGAGGCTTCTACCAATGAGTGACCGCGCCTACGGTGTAAAACAAAGCGACTTTACTGCGCAGACGTCGATTCCCTCTGGATCGTTTCTGGGCTTTTTCGCTAACGGGTACAACTACAAGATTTCCTACACCAACTTCCTTTCGGGGCTGGGCGTTACAGGAACGATTGTTCAGGATGGGGCGGTTACAGGCACGCCGGTTTTGGATGTCCAAGGGACTGTAAACAACATCCGAAACATTGAGGACGGAGCGGGTATCGTCACGAATGTCTCTGCTGAAAATGGCATAGAGATTGCGCACAACTTCACGGTTGACACCACTGGTGAGCCGCTGATGTTGAACATCTCCGACCCGAGTCCGACGTTTGTTTCTCTTGTGGCTGGGGCTGGCATCAATTTAACGACGACCGGCGATACGATCGAGATTGCGGCGGAACAAGCTCAAATCTACGGTCAGGTTTATATGCAGGGCAATTCCACCGCCACGGTGATTGCATCTACTGCGACGCCTGTGTTGGTTGCTGGAACGTGGACGGTTGATCTCGGAGGTAGTTTCACAGGGACTACTGGTGGGCGGTTGACGTATACCGGGGCTGAGACGCAAATTATCCGAGTATCGGCGGCCCTATCACTTGATCCAACGAGCGGATCAAATCAGCACATTTCGATCTACGTTGCGAAAAATGGAACGACCATCGCAGGATCGCGGCAAGAGGCCCATATTAGTCATGGCTCTGATATGAATATGTCAGTTGTTTGGCAGTTGTCACTGGCGACAAATGACTACGTTGAGGTGTTCGTGCAGAATGCTACCGCAACGAACAACATCACGGTGTCTCGCGCAGTTTTGAGTGTCCATTGATGATCTTGCCAATCACAAACGGTTTCTACGTCTCGAACTCACTGCCAATTTCTGCGCAGGAATGCACGAACTGGTATGTAGTGGTTGAGAGTGCGCCAGCGTTGGCGCAAGAAACGCTACGAGGAACGCCAGGCATTGAGCAGGTAGAAACCTCTGGGACGATTCTTCAGGCCAATCGCGGATGCCATACGATGGCTGGTGTTCCGTATTTCGTAAACGGCACGAAGCTGTATCGGCTTGACCAAACGCAGGTGATCCCGACTGAGATTTACGATCTCGTGGAGTTAGGGACTGTCGCTGGGACTGCCAGATGCTCGATGGCAGACAATGGAACGCAGTTGTTGGTGTTGGTGCCCGGTGGAAATGGTTACATCTACAACCAAGTCACCGATACGTTTTCGCAGATCACTGACGTAGACTTCACTGCGAACGGCGATCCACAGTTTGTTGTTTTCGTAGACGGCTATTTCGTTGTCTCAACGGACACCAAGAAGTTCATCATCTCCGCGATTAATAATGGATTGAGCTGGAACGCTTTGGATTTCGGCACAGCGGAGTCTGATCCTGACAACATCGTTGCTCCGATAGTTTTCAAGAACCAGTTGTTTATCTCAGGGAGCCAGACCTTCGAGGCGTTCCAGAATATTGGGGGGAGCGACTTCCCTTTTCAAAGGACTGGATTGTTCTTGGACAAAGGGGTGTTCAGTCCGTATTCCCTGATCAACACGCAAGACACGTTTATGTGGGTTGGCGGAGGTCAGAATGAGTCTCCGGCAATCTGGGCGTTCGCAGGGAACTCCACTCAGAAGATTTCAACGGTGGCTATCGACTTCATCTTGAAGTCACTCACTGATACCCAGTTGGCAAACATTTACGCATGGACGTATTCGCAGAACGGCGCGTATTTCGTTGCCTTCGCATTGCCAAACTCAACATTGGTTTATGACCACTCATCAAAGCGTTGGCATGAGCGGAAGTCTTACATTGAGGGAGAGCAGGTAGGTTATCGCGTGAGCGGGTTTACCCAGGCTTACAATCAGATTCTCTGCGGTGACATCATTGACGGCAGGGTTGGAAAGCTCAACCCTGACCTTTTTACCGAATACGAAGGGGCGATCATTCGGACGGTAGCGACTCAGCCATTTCAGAACGATATGCAGTCAATCTTCGTTCCGTCTTTGGAGTTAACTGTAGAATCTGGAGTCGGTAACGATGACGTTGTTGACCCAGTGATTGCGATGGATAGAAGTGTTGACGGCAAAACATGGTCAGACCAGCGATTGCGCAAGTTGGGAAAGGTTGGTGAATACAACCGCCGAGCAATTTGGAGACGCAACGGACGCGCATCGAGGTTTGAGGTGTTTCGTTTCACCTTATCCGATGCGGTGAAACCTGTGATAATCCAGTTGACCGCTAACGTCATTCCGGGTGCGAAATGACCGGCCCTAGGCTGAACGCTGCAAACCCAATTGTTGAGCCGAACGGCACAATGACGCAGCAATTCCGCAACTGGACAATTGACGCATCGTTGAGCATTCCGATTATCGGAGTGGGAAGTCCTGAAGGCGTGGTGAGTGCTAGGCAGTATTCACTGTATATCAACTCTGCTGGAACAGCGGGAAATATTGAGTACCGCAAGATGTTGCCGGATATCGGCGGGGATGTAACGCAGGGATGGCTTTTAGTGTAAGGGCTTGCGAGGAGGACGAAGCGTTAGAGTACCTTCGTGACCCCTCGGTGAGAAAGTTTCTCTCGTTTGACCCAGTGGGCGTAAATGCTGAGTGGATCAAGCTGGTGATGAATGAAAGGCTGTTGGTTCTTACGAAGCCGGATTGGAAAGAGATTGAAGTTCACGTTGCTTGTAAATTCCGAGATCGCGGGATTGTCAGGCAGACGATGAAAGATGGGTTGGAGTGGTTGCATCAGGATTTTGAGATAGTTTGGACGACCGCCCCTGATAGTCGGGTTGGGTTGGTCAGAATGTTGGAATCATTAGATTTCCGCAGAGTCGGATCGAGGTGGGAACATGGGAATTGAAGCTGCGTTAGGTGCTGCTGGAAAGGCGTTGTTTGGAACTGCGGCACGATCTGCTGCGACAACAGCTGCTGCATCACTCGCTGGAAGTGCATTGGATCGCCGTTCTCAAGGCAAGGCTGTTAACCAAGCCAACGAAGCAGCGGCTGCGAGGACGCAGGCTGGACTATCCGCGCTCGCCCCTGGATATCAGGCTGCGCAGGATATTCGTCAGCAGGCGTTTGGTACTGGTCAGAGGATGCGCCAGCAGGGTATGCAGCAAGGATTGGGAATGCTTTCTCAGCTTTATGGGCCTACTGCAAATCTCTATCAGCAGGGCAATGTGGCTGCTCAGAGGGCGTTGCTCGCAGGGATTCCCCTTCAACGCGCTGCGATCCTTGGTGAGCCGATGGACTATTCCGCGCTTCAGCCGACGCAGATTTCCTACGATCCAGCGATGTTGGCTGGGATTTTCGGCGGCGCACAACTTCCTCGCGGGCGGCTGAACTTGCCGCCTTTTATGGCTGGTCAGGCACAGGGATAAGTTATGGTTACCGATGAGCAAATCAGGCAGTGGTTAGCTGACAACCCTCAAGCTACCGACGAGCAGGTTCTGCTCGCCATGAAGCAGTACGATGTCTCGCCCGAACAGATAGCGCGGGCGACTGGTACGAATATCGGTGACGTTAACCAGAGAATTGATGCGCAGATCAATCAGTATCTGGCGAACAATCCTCAAGCCAGCGACGCGCAAATCTATCAAACCATGAACCAGTTTGGGATCACTCCCGAACAGGTGGCTCGTGCGCAGAATGTCAGTGTTGAATCGATTATGCCGCGAATCAACGCGGTGATTGAGCAACAGTCCAGACCGACCACGCCGCCACCTACCGGATTGCAGGGTTTTGAATCGGCCGCTAATCGAGGCATGAGCCAAGCAATCGCCACCCAACAGGCTGCGCAACAGGCAGCGCGTGGTGACCTTTCCACTGGTATGCAGGAGGTCGCAAGACTTTACGGACTGAACCTTGATGACCTTCGCGCAGCACAACAGGCAGCGCAGGGCAGTCTCACTCAAGCCATGCAAACTGGGCGTGGACTGTATGGTGAAAACATCGCAGGCATCCAGGCCGCAGGAGAACGCGCCAGAGGCGACCTTCAGAACTACATGGGCCAAGCGGCAGGGTTGTTCCAACCCTACCAACAGGCGGGCACTCAGGCGCTACAGCAGCAGCTTGCATTGTCTGGCGCACTAGGTCAGGACGCATTTAACCAGGCGTACCAAGAAAGCCCCTACATTCGTTTTCTACGCGAGCAAGGGGAGCGGTCAACTCTCGCTGGCGCGGCAGCCACGGGCGGTCTAGGAGGCGGCAGAGTACAGCAGGAGCTGGTGAGATTCGGTCAGGGTCTCGCGGGACAAGGGCTTCAGCAGCAGATTGGGAACTTGAGCAACCTCACTGGGGTTGGGCTGGGTGCAGCGGGATCTGGCGCGAACATCCTGACGGGCTTGGGGACGAACCTTGCGAATCTTGGGACGGGGACTGCGCAAAGCGTCGCTGGTCAGAGAGAGAACCTTGCGGGGCTTGAGTCTCAGTTCGGGACGAACCTTGCCAACCTTGCTACAGGAACCGCTCAGAACATCGCAGGACAGCGCCAGAACCTCGCTGGGGCGCAGGGTCAATACGCGACCAACCTTGCGAACATGGGCATTCAGACGGGCGGAAATATCGCCAATCTGCAATATGGAACGGCGGCTGATATTGCTAATCAACGGATGCAGGCCGGTCAGCTTCTGGCGGGTCAGGTGGGTACTGCGGCGGCTGGGCTTGGTAATCTGGCATCTGCCCAAGGTAACTATCTCAGCGACATCCTGAACCGCTACGGAACGGCAGGATTGGGGCTGTCTCAGGGGTATACCCAAGACCAGATCAACGCATTCCAACAGGCGGCAGAGAATCAGGCGGCGTCTCAGCAGGGCTTCGCGGTCAATCAGGCGAATATGCTCGCTGGGCAGCCGTTCGCGCAGATGCAGCCGTTTTCCTACGGTCAGGCAGCCGGTAACGCTCTGAACGCTGCTGCCCTTGGGTATCAACTGGGCGGCGGCAATTTGGGTAGCGGCAATCTTGGGGTAACGACTCGACCGACTCAAGTAAGCGGAACCGCTCCGGGCTATGCGATGCCGCTTTCCGCTCTCAACTCAAGCTGGCTTTCGTCGGCATTAGCAGGGCTTTGACATGGCACAAGACATCGGTTTGCTTCTTCGCGGTCTAGGCGCGTCCTTCTCCCAACGGCAGGCGCAGATTCAGGACGTCGAGCTTCAGCAAAAAGTCAGGGCTGCGGGCTATCAGGATGCTTTTGCGCTCGGGAATCTGCTGAAAGGTAACAACATCGAAGCCGGTCTCGGGTTGCTTGAGGATCGTCTGAACACCATCGAACAGCTAGGAATAAACCTTTCTGGCGACCCGACGATGATGATTTACGAGGATTTGAAGCTCGCAGCAACTGGAGACGCGGAAGCACTCCGCAGAGCGCAGATGCGCACTGCTTTGGCGGTTGCCGAAGGGATTGATAGGGGCGAATTGCAGCTGCCAGAAACGGCTAAGGGCGTTGTCGTAGACCGCAGGCTAGTTAATCCGGCGACAGGCGAGGTTATGTATGAGCCGCCAGCCGAGGCAGCAGCGCAAGCACAAGATGAGTACAGCCCCGGCATTACCAGATACAGAAACGGTGTTGCTGTTCAGTACAGCAGGCAGGGCAAT